CCGATAGTACAACTGTAATTGTGAGCATTCTCCGGTCTCCTAGCTGACGAAGCTGACCTACGAGAAGACGATCAGCCACTCACGAACCGAGGTCGCCGGGAACTTGTACCCGGTAGCCGGACGAGCGCGGTAAACCGTGTTGGCAGCGATGACCTCGGTGTCCCCACCGGCGAAGTCTCCGTGGCCAGTACGGTAGTAGATGACGCCAGTGATCGTCGGGATGGTGACCACGTCGGTGCCCGAGTCGTACGTTGGCGCCGTCGGCAGAGCGGTTGTCGTGATCGACCCAGTGAAGATGGCCAGAACCGCATCCGGCGTGGGAAGAGCCGGATCGTCTTCGCCTGTCCCGTACAGCATCCCCTCGAGGGTAGCTAGAGCAGCCGAGTCCACCTTGGTCGAGTCGATGCAGATGTAGGAAGTCGGCTTCAGACCGGTGACAGCCACCGGAACAGTACTGAAGTCCCACGAGAAGGTGATCGCGTCGGGCGAGTCGTTGATCGAAGAGTATGCCTTCTCGGACGGGGTGGCCAGCGCGCCCCAAACCATGTGGACCTTGTAACCAAGGCTCGGGTTGTCGGCGTTCCCAACCAGAGTCCGATACGAGAAACCGAATGGCTTACGCGGCTGCTGGCCAACATAAACACCATCCGAAACGGCAACGGTGCCGTCCATCTCGGCGAACTCATCCGGGTAGGTGTAAGCCTCGACCGTACCGCCGAACTCCTCGTAGGCCTGGAGCTGAAGGTACTTGATGTTGTCGGCGTACAGGGACGTCAGGTCAGCACCCGACGGAGACTCGGTGACCGTGGTCAGTCCATTCCACGCAAACGCCTGGTCGTAGACACCATTCGTGGGAATGTACAGAACACCTCGGTCAACACCGGTCTCATAGCGACGCTTATCCGAAGCGTCCCAAGTGAGAGCAGTCACTTCTTCTCCTAGAAGTAGAGGAAGAACACATCGTGGTTTAGATTGTCCTTTGCGAACGTTCTCTGCCGTTGGCACAAAGGTAGTTGCGCAACTGCATCGGGAATCGAACTATCTGGATTCTTATCGATGACAGTAACCTGGTACCGCTTGGTTCGGCCGTACGGACCATTGTCGGCGAATTTCACACGCTCAGTGTTTCGTTCGTAAACGATCGCTGGGTATGTCATTTGCAAACTCGCCGGGGGCTGAAAATATACGTTCGGCGCCAAGGTCTCCAAAACCTCCTGGAGATCAAGCCGTCGGGCCATTATAAACACCCCCTAGCCGCAATATCAGACGAGGGTGCTGGACTTCAACATCGTTGACAGCCCAGCGAACCCCCATCCAAACAACGTAGCGAATGGCAAAGAAATTATGGCCGATAACCTCGTCCGCGACAACGCTGATGGAGTTTCCGACGGAAATATCGTTGTTAACTTTATCTCCAGCGTCCAGTCTTCGAGAATTCCGGATTACATCGCCAGAATATGTTTTCTCTGTGATTACATCCTGAAACACTCCTGGTGCGGTCTCCGTAGCAACGCCGTAGCCGATTACGCCGTGAAACCTTGCCATGAGCTAGGTCCTCCGAACTAGCTGTGGTAGTGGAACGTCCAGCGAGTGGACACGTTGTCCTCGATGTAGTAGCTGCCCGAGGACGGAACCGAGTAGATCTCGAGAGAGGTGAGCGAGGTGTTGTTGAGCGTGATGGTACCGGTGACCGTGCCATCGGTGTCCGCACGCTTGTAGGTGACGCCCGTGGTGGACGGGATGGTGATCACGTTGGTGTCCGAGTTGAACGTCGGCTTCACCGGAACAGCCAGAGTCACAGAGGCGCCGTCGGTCACCGTCTTGTAGACCAGAGCTGAACGGATCTTGGTCAGAGCGCCAGACAGACGAGTCTCCGTCAGGTACTTCTCCTGGTTGAAGTCGATGTCGAACTGGTCGAACATCGTGACTTCGCCGCCACGGTCAGTACCGATGGTGTAGTCCTGGAGGTTGACCAGGATACCGATGATCTCGGGCATGGTCTCCATGACCTCGACCGGAACGATCGAGTCGACGAGGAGCTCAGCGGCGAGGTCGGCCGTGGTACGGAACATCCGACGACCGGTGGTGTCACGAAGCAGAAGCATCTTCGATAGGTGAATCTGCGTGGTGTACATCGTCGGCGTGCCGGTGCCCTTCCAGAGGGACCGGGTCTTGATGACCTCGTCGATGAACTCGAGGTAGCTGGAGTTGCTGTCGTCAAGGTTCACATTGACCGTACCGACGTACAGTTCGTGGTCGTTGACGATGGACCGAATCCCGTTGCCGCTGGAGGCACCCGCCGGGTCGGCAACCTTGTCGGCGTCGTCAACCTCACGGCCATCGCCGATCAGGACTGCGCGGGCGATTTCCTCGTCCAGCTGCATCCGCATCTCAGCCTTGACCCAGGACACGACGTCGAAGTCGGTGATGTCCAGGATGTCGTCGCGGTCCAGCTTCTGCTTCTTGTAGACGGTCGACGGGCCAGTGGTCCGCTTCTGAACACCGAAGAACTCTTCCTTCTTCAGGTTGCCCTTAACGTAACCACGCGCCCGAGCCTCCTCGACAGTAATGTCGGCGGAGATGGTCTTGATCCGGGTGAACGGGATCTTCCGAGTGCCGTTGAGCACGCCGGCGACCCACTCAGTCCGACGCTTGTCGAACTCGGGGGTAGTCCCGAGAGTCTTGGCCTCCGGGAACAGTACATCGATGTTGTCAATGCCGTGGGCCAGAGCGTACTCCTCCACAGCAAGCTTCAGGGACCCGCGACGGGCTGCGTTGCCCATGATGCTCTGAATAGCATCGTGAGACAGAACGTGCTTTTCCGGGCCCTTGTCCTTGTCGGTCTGATCGAAGACGTTGTGCGTCACAGTAGTCCCCTCCTGCTGGGCGAGGTCTCCCTCGGTCTTGGTGTCGTCCCCCTCCGGCGTACTCTCGCCCTCGGTGGCATTCTCTGGCTTGTCTTCGGCAGCCGGGTCTTCGGTTCCCGTCGTGCCCGTCTCTGTATCCGATTGAGCAGCGGCATCTCCGCCAAGCGCCTGAGCGATCATGTAGGACGCCAAAGCCTGCTGGTCCTCATTCATAGAGTCCCAGACTTCCTGCGCAGTGGTGCCATCCGAAACCGCGTGTTGTGCGGAAGAATCGACCGTGAGCTTCTCACCAGTTGTGATGATTGCCTCGTCCTCGAGTTCTTCCACATCGCCATCCGAGTGACGAATGTTCACGAAGTCGATCTTCGCCCCCGGATTCGCTCCAGCAAGGCAAAGACTGACCTCCTTAATCATCCCGTGGAACACCTGCTTGGACTTCTCAACGAGTTGATTCGCGTAGATAGACAGCGAATCGATGTCGTTGTGCATAACCAAAGCCTTGGTGTTGATACCCTGAGGCTGATCGTTGAAGAATCCGTCAACCCGAATGCCTTCGGGCTTTGCGTGGAGAATCACGTGGCCAAGAACGTTCTCCGGGCTATTGTGACCATGCTGCCAGACGAGTGGCACACGCTTACCGTCCATGTGGGCGAAAGCATCGGGCATGATCGTTCGACCGTCGAGGCACTTGAGGCCAGCCTTCGTGGCCCAACCCTGAAAATCAGGTTCCATTTTGACTGTCTCCTCCTATCGAACCTTGGTTTTGATCTTCTGGAATTCGGTATCCAGCGCTTTCTTAGACTCGGCTTCGATTCTCGCTTTAGCAGCTTTGTAGTCTGCCATGTTTTTGTCCAAAGCAGACTTAAGGTCAGTTGCAGCCTTTTGTAATCTTGCTGAAGCGTCAGTTACTGTCGTTTGCCGAGTCGTCTCAAGGGAGGTTCGCTCCGACAGCCGAGTGTTTGACTCTTGCTTGGCTAACTGGTCGACATTACTTTGCGCTTGGCCAGTTAAAACCTTTACGATAGCCGAATGATGCTCCTCCAAAGCTTTTCGAGCTTCCGGAGGAAGCCCTTTCGGTATTGGCGGAAGTGCGGCTATTGTGGCTCTCAGTTTCTCTTTGACCTGTTGCGCTTTGGCTACCACCTGAGCTGTCCTAGCATCGGCGGTAGCATTTGTCTTCTCGACCAGGTCCTTAAAAGCCTGGAGTTTCTTGGCTACGTCTTGCCGGATCGCGTCGGCAGCGGCTCTTGCTTCTTCTGCCCCATGAATCGCGGTTGTGCGTGCGGCGTCGAGTTTGTTTTTCTTTACTTCGGCTACTCTTGACCGAACGTAAGCAAGACCTTCTCGTTGTTTCTGGTCGAATCCCGTCGTTGACTGACGGCCTTTTAACTTTCGCACTTTCAAATAATACTCATGAGCCTTTACGGGGTCATAGTAAGGATCTGCGTAATGCGAAAGCGACTTTTCGATGACATCCGCCACGGTGGTGGGCATTAAGGACCTCCACCAACGCCTAGGATACTATCGATGTCAGAACTTAATCCTTGGAATAGGTCGTTGACAACACCGTCCATTGCCGTTGCATCTTGTGGAGCACTCGCCGTGGGCGAATTACCCTGAGAAGGTCCTCCTCCAGACGCGCCAGGCTGTTGGTTAGGATCAGGCATGTTGCTATTGCGAAGCTCATTCGCCTTTGGATCCTTAGACGGCTTGATTCTCAAATATCCCCTAACTTCATTCGCAGAAAGTACCTCGTTTCTCGTGAACTTATCCACGATTTCCGCTAGGTCTTTAAGAGAAACGAAAGTGAAAGGATTATGAGAATATACAATGTCTTGACCCTGGGATCGTGCCGTCTTGGTTAGGAACGACCTACGCATGGCTTCGGCAATTGCATCAACAATTGGTTCGATAGTGCGATGCATGTAGTTCAACATCGTTGCTTCGTCAGCCGAACCATCCATGACCTGTGTCGTCAAACCTAACTGACTATACAGCATTGCCGTCAAATACTCGACCTGCTTAAGAAGATTATTCTCCGCGGGTCGATTCAGTTGAGTTACTTTCTCCGTTCCGTCAATGTACGCGATTCCGTACTGACTTCCCTTCAATTGAAACTCTAAATCTTGACGGCGCTGCATGGCCTGCTGCCGACGTGTATCGGACTTCACTACATAGGGAAGTTGAATAATGATGTCCAATTTCCCAGAGCTAGTCTGTTCGTCAACAGCATCCAGAAGATTCAACTTCCGAATAAGTCGCTGTAAAGTCGAACTTGGTTCGTTCATCACTTGGAAGAACGGATTTTCGACAATCGCAACCATCTTCTTAGGAAGAGTAATCTCCTGTCGGATCGTCTTCGCTTCGTTATAGAGCATGATTCGCACATGCTCAGACATCCAGCCCGTGATTTCTCCAACGCGTAGAGTCTTGATGTCCCAAGACCCTGCTACGGAAGGATCGACAGTGGTATCTACGGGGACAATTGCGGCAACACCTTTGTCGAAAAGCGTTAACGCAATATCCTGTCGGAACTGACGAGCACCTTGATCGATGTTTGCTTGCACCGTAAGACACTCAGTAAGCCCACTATCGATATCGTCTAGATAGTTCCCGTCACCGTCAGTTCGAGCGTGCCGCAGTATAACTCCAGCCACGTCCATACTCAAACGAGTATAAACTGACTGAATAATCGATCGCTCATTAGTGAATCGAGGACGATTCCTATCCGGGCGGATGCCATAGGTGGCTCCTTGAACATTCGATACCGCCGGGTTGCGTGCATCCTGATTCATGAACGCATTCCAAGCGTGCATCAAACGAGAAAATATAGCCATGTGTCACCTCCCTTCCAGGAAGACGGGCTGGACTGAGGTAACTTACGCGCCTTCGAGTACTGCGAGCCGGTTCTGAAGCTTCGCAAGGGCTTCGGCAACGTTGTCCGTATCTGACAGATCGGTGACATCCGATCCAGTCGTGAAACCGGTGAGAATCACGTCCGAAGCGACCTGGTTGTGCGTTCGGTGATCCAGCTTTCGCACCGCAGTGTTCACAGTGTCCGAAGAAGAGATCGTTCCATCGGCCCCAGAAGAATATCCCGTGAGAACAACGTCCGCACCGGTCGGAATATCATCGAAAGTGAACCCGGTAGCGGCCACACCATTGGAATCGAGTAGAACCACGGGTTCCTTGATACCGTTCTGAGCAATGACGGGATTGTCAGTCAAAACGAGCTGCCTAGCGATTTGGTTGTTCATTCGAAAGCCTCCTTGTTGAGTTTGTAGGCGACCCAAGCGTCAAGAAGCGCCGCCACATTGTCGATCTTTTCGTCGTACCGGCGCTTAAGGAGTTTACGATTACCGTTGGTGTCTTCTACGATCATGGCGTTACCCATCGCAAAAGACATAAGACGCTGATCGAAGATGAGCATTCGCTCTCCGCTTAGGTGCTTCAGCTCTCCAAGCGGAACCGATTCTGTTCTTGCGCCCTGAATCACCTTCTCGATGCCAAATGGACCATTCTCCGCTTCCCACCGCTGCACAAATTCTTTAGCATTGTATGGGTCGAAGCCAAGAGCACGTACATCATACTCAGAAGCCTCGATGAAACGATCCAAATCATCGTACACCTCCATCATGTCAAGAATTGTTCCCTCTAGAACATGCAAACTACCTTCTTCGATGAACTCCTGGTACTTCTGGCGCATGGCCGCAGGTAGTTTCATCTGAGATAGTGAGGTGATGTAGCTTCGAGTCTTTACACCGAATCCATTTCGGACCGGGAACAAGAAGGTGAATGCACAGAAGTCATCGCCTTGAGACAAGTCAGCTCCCATGGCGCAAGGAAGCTTCCAAAACTCTCTTTCGCGATGTGGCAACGTTTCTTCATATGTAAAGAAGTACGTATACCCTTCCATTGGAATTCCGAAGCGCTTAGCGAGAATGTCGTTTCGAGATGCAGGGGCCTTTTCTGCTCTCTCGACGTCCAACTGATACGTTTCATACGTTACAGTCAAGCCAAGATTCGGTTGGGCCTTAAGCCACATGTCTGGATTGCCGACTTCCTCAATCTCGTCAAGCCTGTAGTGCCAGATCGAAACGTGAGGTGCTTGATACTCGCCTTTAAGAATGTTAGCGAGTTCCATTTTGATTGTATCACCGGAACCATTGCGAACGGTCCCTTCTGAACTAATGGCGACAATCAACCAGTCGTCCAACTTCGACGCGCCTTGCTCAACAGCGCCGACAACATCCTCGCGCAGATCTCCAGAAAGCCATTCGTCAATGGTCGAGACCTTGGGGCGAAGACCCTGGAGCTTAGCAATCGACATTGGACGTACTTCAAGTAGCGATCCGGTAAGGAAGTTCTCGATCCCTTTCTTAGTGGAAACGAGTTTCTGTCTAAGCGCCCTTGAGCCCGTGGTGTTCTGCAAAGATCCTTCAGTCAAGAACTTGAACAGCGGCCCTCTTGACCTTGTGATGGCTGTTCTGAATGGCGACATGACCTCGTCGGCCTGTTTCATCGTTGGCGCGGTAGTGATCTGGTGCGTTGTCGATGTGTCTACATTCAGAAAGTGGCTTTGAATCGTAGAAGCGTACATTGACTTAGCGGCCCCTCGAGCGACGATCAGGTATTGCTTCGTCGTTAGCCGCTTCTTGATGGACTTACGAACGTAACGGCCGCCCCGGTTGCCCTTGAACGGGACGTACACACTTCGTTCTACAAAGTACCACCAGCCGAAGATTTGTTCAGCCCAAAGTTTGAATGACGGTAGAAGATGAAGATCGCTTCCGTCTGTAAGCGTCAGTTCGCCTTCGCAGTACCTGATGTACCCTTCAACCGCTTGATCGTCATACCAGATGTTGGGATTGGCAATCAGCGCATCGATGCGGTTCATCTCCATGGAGATCTCCCTATTCACAGGAATCTCCCCACGCATCACCGCTTCACGAAACTGACCGTAGTAGATCGGTGTCGCGGTATTCGATAGCGCCATTACCAACCCCCTACATCATTGGCCTACTCGTAGAACCACTGCCAGGTCGGAGCACCGCTACCGACCCACGCGATAGTGCTTCCCGGACGCACGCGGAACATGCCGCTGGTACGAGCACCTACCGTGACGTCATCGACCTTGACACCGGTGACGGTCCCGCCGGCGATCTCGACCCACATCGGGTACCCGGAAGTGTTGGTCGCGGCCGTGTTGGAAGCAGGAACCGAAGGCTTGCTCGCCCAATCACCCTTGGGAAGCACATCGTTCCGAGCCGACTCGACCGTCACAAGCTGTGCGACGTCCATTGCTTTCTCCCTGTCTGGTAGTTACTTCTTGAGTGCCGCTGTGATCAGTTTTGTCGCATGATCGCTAGCCAACTTTGTGACCTGTGACTTAGCCACACCGACCAGAATATCGGCAGCGAACTTGCTGCCCGCTCGAGCAGCTCGGGTCCCTTTAGAAGTAGGGACAACCTGGTTATACTGCTTCTCCAGGTTCATTCGGACGATCAAGTCCTGAAGTTCCTTGTTACTCAGACTCGACGTACCGTGCTTCTTGGCCTTATCGTGAGCACTTTTAGCCGCTGCGGCATCTCCATGAATTTCGGCTTGTGTTCGGCGAACCCCCCACTTCATGCCCTTTATGCCGAAATGTTCAAGAAGATCTGGACTATTATGGCCCATGTTGTTGGCTTCAGCCATCCCATTCATAGCTGAGTCGCTCATCGACATAGAAACAATCTGCCCTAAACCATTCAATGTCAAATCCACAGGCCATGTATTATCAGAGTGCTTGACGTTCGTGGTTACGATCATAGCTCTCGGGCGCGCCTGAGTCCAGATGTCCTGCGAAAACTCTAGGCGATACTTCCCAGAAGGACTATCGCCTAGAAGCTTATTTGAGTTCGCATTCAGCGATCGATCCCAGGCTTTCTGAATTTCGCTGAAGTATGCGTTACGCAAAGCTTCACTGTTAGCATCTCGACCACGAAGATTCTTGCCTTTGAACCGAGGGTCGTTGTTGATCTTGTCCATCCCGGTTTTAGACATATCGCGCATAGTGGCCTTGTAGACCTGCTTTCGAATGGCATACGTATGCGCATCTCGTTGCCATTGCTTATCCGTTCTCCCCGGATTGGCTCCTGGAGAGCGATCCTTTCGAACACCCCACTTCATACCTTTAACACCGAAATGTTCGAGATGCTCGTCGACGGTAGTCATGATCCTCCTCTCACAGGAACGGGAAGAATTGGGAAGCACGGAAAGTCTCGCCCGAAGGTGTCGTTATCTCGAAGTCGACTCCGTAGAACAAAGTGCTAAGCTGATTTGGATGCGCATCTGAATCCTTAAAGCACCCACCGGCTTGAGCAACGATGATCCCATCGTCAGGCTGAATCGGACTGTCCCTAGGGTGATAGACATAGTTGTTGGCTCCCGTGTTAGATGTAAATATACCAACAATGAAGTTGATTCCTGTTACATCTACGGGGGTAATCGGGAACCTCTGCCAACCACCAGTATTGCTGTAGGTTCCGTCGGCAATAGTTCCCGTTGCTAGAGTTGGTCCGCCTTCGTCATGATGCCCTTGATAGATCCGCCATCCGTAATCTCCGGCAGAGCCAGGCGGGGGATAGAACCAAATGGCAGAGACACTTCCTCCAGGAGAGTACAAAGATGCACCCAAACCGAGAACCCAATGCGGCGCATCGTTCCCGGATCCAGAGAAAGTCAAGGTCTGCTTCCATACGCTATCGGTTCCCATTAGAACCCCGCAATAAATGCCATCACGAGCCACTTTCCGAGCGAGGAATTGTAGACGCAGCCAATCAAGTCTACCTTTCCTGCTGCGGTGCTCAAAGTGAAACTCGCCAAATCGGCACTAAATATGAAAGCGGAGCCAAGCGTCAACAGATGGTTGCCCCCAGATCCTTGCGTGACCTCGATCAGGATTGGTTGTCCATCGTACATTCCAGTTGGGTTGGAAAGCGTGTGATCTCCGCCCAAAGTCAGTCTGAAGTAGTCGCCAGCGCTGGCGTCTAGCGAAATGGTTGCGCCATCAACCAAAGAAACTACTACACGGTGATGACCATGATTGCCTAGCGCTACCGTACTACCCGAAGTACCAGTGGGAAGCCGGGCAATCGCAACTGTTCCGCTGTTGATGTCGGTTCCAGCGTGATTATGAACCGACGCAGCCTTCCCCGCAAGATCCGAAGTCAGACCAGTAACATCGCCTTCGATGTGGGTGTGACTACTGGAAGCCTTACCGGCGATCGAAGTTGACAGAGCATTTAGGTCTGTCGAAAGCCCGGTCACATCGCTCTCTGCATGCGCGTGACTAGTCGCAGCCTTCCCCGCAAGATCTGAAGTCAGACCAGTAACATCGCCCTCAACATGACTGTGACTCGTTGAGGCTTTTCCAGCTAACGCAGTCACAAGTCCCGTGACATCCACGAGCTCGTGCGCGTGTACGAGAGCAGCGTAAATATCCCCGAGAGTCACAACACCAGTTCGACCATCGACTGAAGCAACGCCAGCAACACTCAGCGCTGTGGGAGGGTAGTAACCCAGATGTGCCCAATCATCGATTCCGTTACCGATTTTCATCTTTCCGGTGTCCACCTCGAACCCCGGTTCACCTGGGTGAAGAATCGGGTTTTCCTCAGTCCACTCTGAAGCCCTGCCCCTGCGGAGCTCGAATGTAAACGTGCCTTTCGTTGTCATCACCCCTCCTAAGGCGCGCCGCCATCGAGAACATCGCCGGGCTTCGGCGGAGTCTGGTTCGGATTTGTCCAATCGTCGCCTTCGCGGACAACGTTAAGACGCCATTCGAGTTCTTGAATCTGTTGTTTCATCGCGTCGATCAAATATGAGGTCTGAGGCGGATCGAACGTCATCCGAACTTTCAGACACACATAAGTTTTAACCGAATTCTTCCGAGCGTCGGTACCGAGGAAGGTGGCCCACACGGCAGTGTCATCCTCAATGTGAAACCCACCCTCGGGTCCGAGACCCAACTGGTGCAACGTCGAGAAAACCGAGTTGATCTGTAGCAGCAAGTCTTCATCAAACGCTGTGTAAGTCGGATCGATGTTCAGAACCTTCTTCACACTCTTGAGGATGCTAGTCTCCATGCGGACCACCTCCCTCGGTGGCTAGGGCTAGTGCGCGTAGCCGAACTTTCGAAGCTTCGCCATGGTGGCAGGGCCTACGATGCCGTCCTGGGTGAGGCTTGTACGACGCTGGAACTCCTTGACCCAGGCCACAGTCTGAGGTCCGAACTTTCCATCCGGAACGATCAGGTAGCCAGGCATGTACCGGACCGAATCCCGGTAGGCCGGGAAAGTCGATCGGAAGAAGTTCTGAATCCAGCGAACCTCTTCGCCAGAGTCGCCGAGCTTCCACAGATGAGGAACCGAGGGGCCATCAGTGGAACTCACTACCGACCAGCCCGAGGTGTCGTCGTCGTTCGCGGCGAGACCCGAGAAATGGACATGATCTGTATGCGGGTTGTCACCATTGTAGGGCTGCTGCGTCCATCCGCGGTCCGCCTCCCAGATATGGCGG